GGGGCATCTCTTAGATCCGTTTTTCCTGGACCTAATTGGTAACATTTAGTTTGTTCTGGCATATCTTCTTCGCCAGATTGCGGTTCGAAGCCGTCTTGTGCTTTGAACGCAATATTTTGGAACTGCATTGCTGGACGGGCCACTTCGAAATCATCTCCAGCGGAGACGAAGACGTTGACTCGAACATCATTCGCAATTGCGGTGTTTGGGACAGTTAGCTCATTCACTACGTACACAGCGATGACACCATTTCCTATGACGTCCGTTGCGTACGGTGTAGTGCTATACATTTCTGTTGTGGAGTTCAGACCAATGTCGAACATCTGCATCCATGTAGTATCTTGTCCTACACCTATTTCCACAGTGAAATCGCTTTCTTCACTGATGTCTATGACACGCATGCTGTTTATATTATATTCAGAGTGCTGGAAAAAGAGAGGGTCGTATGCAATACGCAAACGACCTTTGTGAAACCCAGAGCATACGACTTGAAACCGGAACTTAATAGAACCAGTCCAATACTCGAAAGGTGCACTAGCAGCTGCTAAAGCTGTCAGGTGCACTCGCTCAGGAGTGCCTGATGTCGCCCATAATGAGGGTAACACGCGACAATTCCATAAATGGGTTTCGGGATTTTGTCCTGTTTGCCAGACAAACGTGGTTAAGTATGACTCGCGTTGCGCAATAGATTTTATGGTGAGTAAATCTTCACCACCTAATCCAGCTATGCGCGGATCAATGCTCAATTCTTGTTTGTCATCCACTGTTAATTTTGCACACCCATCTGGTGTGGTAGTGGTTGCTAAGGAACTATGATTTGTGGGCCTCATAGGCGTGCAATTCTTTGTTTCTGCTGGTCGTGAATAACCAAACAACTTTGCTATTGCAGCAGTAGAAGTTGCAGCCTGATGTGTGGCCATGGCGAAAGGACCAATATAAGGTATTTGCGTAAAATATTTAGCATATCTTGCCACAGCTGTTGCTGGACCGGATATCTTGCCAGTTGCATTTGCCTCATCGGTTTCATCACCATCTTGGGGCTGTAGATCGTAATGATCTACAGATGTTAGCACATCTAACCTCACATCTGTCATCCATGCAAAACAATTCACGGTGATTGGATCACCACCATCGTTTGCATGTTTGAGCTCAGTTAGAGTTCGAAGATAAACAGTTCCCATAGTGCTCGCATCATCATTATCGAGCGCAAGGGAGTTACGGTACCAAAAGAATGGGCACACAATTTCACCTCCGGTTGAAGTAGTTGGATTTATAAAGACCTTCGGCATTTGTGATCCTTGCACTAAATCTTGTGCAGTAATCATCAATGTCGCTTCATCAAACGCCGCCAGTGGGTGGTACATAGCTAACATCCTACCGTAGTAGAAACTATTACCATTCACAGTAAACTTCAGATGTAGAGTACCTCTCAATAAATGATAGTTACATATTCTGTTGCTCACGCGTACATTTGATAGAAATAAATCCCATGGATCAAAATCAGCAGTAGTGTTCGTGCTGATAGCCCAATCGGTGCTAAAAATCTTTATGGGGCGAGATAAGAATTTGTCTAATGCTAAATCCTCTGGCTCGCCAGCAATCCTAGTGGAATCTGAATATGTTTCAACATCCGTAATGTAGGATGTACCTGCATCATGGAAAACAATATTTTCTTCCGTTCGAGTGTCGCCTTCAGTCCGAATTTCCATTCCAGACTGCGGCTCAAAGTCATAACAACATGTGCAATGCTTTTCATGTAATCCACATTCAGCACAAAAGTCTAATGGAACAATTTCCATACCAGACTGTGCTTCAAACATATAATCGTCACGCATAGGGTACATCTCTTGAGTTTTCTCATATTGTCGTTTATGTCGAACTTGGTCAAGAACTTTCGCCTTTTCACTTCTTTTTGTATTTTTGTTTTTATCAGTTTTCTTATTCTTATTATATTTATTCATAAATTTAGTTTTCATAGAGTTACCGAGTATATATACACAAATTCTGAGGAACACTC